TATATATTTACTACTTTCGCTATACGTTAATTTATAAACCTAATCTATATAACAAACTTTATTATAAACTTAAAACATAACTAATTATATTTGTAATCAATTAAACATGGAAATGCCAAACAACACTTTAAGCGAAAAACCAATCAGCAACGAAGTTAATGATCAAATTTGGGACATTGATGAACCAAGTTTCGATGAAGCCTTTGGAACAGAGAGTAACGCTGACCCTATATTAGCAGCTATTGAAGATTCTATTGAGTCTCCTAAGGCAAGTACTGATATAAAAGAAGAGCTTACTAGCTTAGACGAAGAAGATGCTAAGGATAAAACTGAAACTCCTATAGTAGACTTTAATCCTGAAGAAGTTGAAAGTTCTGAGAACCCTGTTCTAGAAAAAGATACTAAAGAGGAAGAAACACCTGAAGAGGTTGAAAATGAGTTCTCAATTTTTGCTAAAATGCTTGCAGAAAAAGAACTTATAGATATCAATGAAGATGAATTTGAAGCAACAGAAGAAGGTCTATTAGATGCTTTTTCAGGTACAATCGAATCTAGAGTAAAAGAAGAGATTGATATGTTTCAAAAGAGTCTACCTTCTGAAGGTAAGGAATTGTTAAAACATATGATGGCGGGAGGTTCTATTGCAGACTTTAAAGAAAGCTACGGAACACCTGATTATGAAAATATTTCTATAGAAAATGAGAATAATCAAAAATGGATTGTTGCAGAATTTATGAAACTACGAGGAGACTCTATGGAGGAAATTCAAGAAACGATTGAAGATTATGCAGATCTTGGAAAACTAGAAAGGCAAGCAGCTAAAGCTCAAGAAAGGCTTGCACACTATTCTAGAAAACAAAAAGAAAATCTAGCTGTAAGGAGAGAAGAGGAAAAAATGGCAAGAGATAATAAAAGGCAAGAGGTACTTACTAACATTTCAAGCTTAGTAGAGGAGTCTACAGAAATTAAAGGATTCCCCCTTACCAAAAAGGCCAAGAAAGATCTTCTTACTTATATGACAGATACTTCTGTAAAAATTGATTCACCTAACGGACCGCAATACGTGACTCAATATCAAGCAGATGAAATGAAATCCTCAGAGAATCTTGAAGACTTTGTTCTTAAAGCTTATCTAAGGATGACAGATTACAATTTGGGACCTGTAAAGACAAAATCCGAATCTAATCTGTCCGCAAAATTGCGACAGCAACTTCAGCATAGCAAGAGTAAAACAGGAACTCAAGCTAAGTTTGGAGGTGGAAAAAAGCCAGATAGCTCTGCGAAAGCTGGGTCAGACTGGAATCTATAATAAATTTTTATCAATAATTAATGTCAAACTTTAAAACAAACGAAAAATGAACACACAATCAAGATTGACTGTTCTCACTCGCCCTTGGCATGCTAATTTTACCGAAACAAATCACTTGGGACAGGCTTTCTTGGCTGAACCTCATAAATTTGATAAGGTATTGACAAGAGTTTTTACCGCTTCTCGACTAGCGGATAATCCTCTTACGGCAATGACAAAGGGAATGGGTAGAACATCAGAAATCGAATCATTCGATTGGGAATGGGAACTTATGGGAGCTTCTTCTCGACCACTTACAGCTATTGCTGCTGCAGTTGGTAATGGAATTAACAATACTGCTTTTACACTAACTTTGGACGAAGATTGGTTCAAGCCTGGAGATGTTATTTCTCCTAATGCTGGAACTGAGCGTATTTTGGTACGTATTCAATCAGGTCCTGCGCCATCAGGAGGTGGATATGCTTATGTATGTCGTCTTCAAAATGATGATGCAGTTGCTACACTAGTTGCTGCGCAAGCTGCTGTTGGTGTACAATGGAGCAAAATGTTTTCTGTGTATGAAGAAGGTGGTGACCAGTCTGGTTCTACTACTTACGCTATGCCAATGAAACTTCGTTCTCAACTTTCTACACTTCGTAAAGAGTATTCAATTACTGGAGATGCTGCTAATCAGGCTCTTGTAGTTGCTCTTATGGATGCAGAAGGTAAAGTATACAAAGACTATAAGTGGTTGAAGTATGCTGAAGCTGAATATTGGATTCAATGGCACAAAGAAAAAGAACGTATCCTTTGGTACGGTCAAATGTCAAACAATGTAGCTGGAGCTAATGGCCGAGCTGCACGTACTGGACCTGGTGTTCAGGAATTGCTAAAAGATTCTCACGTACACGTATACAATACGTTGACTGAAACTTTGATTAGAGAATATCTTCTAGATATCTTCTTTGGACGAGTTGATATGTCAAATCGTAATATTGTTGCATACACGGGTGAGTATGGTATGCTTGCATTCCACCAAGCAATGTCGGATGCTTCTGCTCCTTTCCTAACTGTAGACTCTAAGTTTATTTCAGGAGAAGGTAGAGATCTAGCTTTTGGTGGTCAGTTTGTAAAATATATCGGACCTAATGGAATTACTCTTACACTTCGTCACAATCCGTTGTACGATGATCGTGAGATTAATCACATTATTCACCCATCATTGCAAGTACCAGTTGAATCAATGAGATTTACTTTCCTTGATTTCGGTAACGCAGGTGGTGAAGCTAATATTAAGTATGTTCACAAAAAGAACGGTTACAAGTTGGGTTATGTATCAGGACTTCAAACTCCTTACGGACCAAACAAAGGTGGCTTAATGTCAAACGCTAAGGATGCTTATACTATGATCGTTCACGATCAGTGTGGTGTTCAGATTGATGATGTTACTCGTTGTGGAGAACTTATTCTCGGATTACAATAATAACTTAAAGATTACATAAATGAGTACAAAGAATCTTGTATATGTAAAACCAATCATTAAGGAAAGATGGCACGGCCTGCACAAAATAGGCCGTGCCAAATTTCAAGGGACTACTGATACTATTCAGGCCATTTTTGATACTAATATAGGCAGACTTGCTACAGGCTTAGCGGCTGACGCAGAGGAGCGACTTAGTAAATTATTAGGCTTGGATCTTACAGCAGTAGAAACTAATAAATACTGGGCTAACTTTAAAGTAAAGCTTGAAGATAAAACAATGATCTTTGATACAAAGATTCCATTGCAGGAAATTCAAATTGCACTGATGAGAGCCAGTAAATATATTGCCAATTCTCAACTAGATTATGATGCTGGGAAATGGCCGCATGCCAAGTATGTTATCTATGACGAAAAACAAGAGACAGAAAAGAAAGCAAAAACTGCCGAAGTGAAAGCTAAAGCAAATCAATTGTTTTCTAAACTATCTCATAGTAAGCGTCTAGATTTACTTAAAGTATTTGGTAGGACTGCTGATAGTAGTTCAGAGGAATTTTCTTATGCAAAACTTTATGAGATTGTAGAAGAAGACCCTAAGCGATTTATAGAAGTAGGTTCAATGAAGCCTGATGAAATCAAAACTAAAGCTCTAATCTATGATTTGGAGAATAAAGGTATTTTGAGGACTAAAGGAACAGCTTACCTATATAATGACCAACAGATAGGATTTGATTATGAAAGTACAGTAGACTATCTACTTAACCCTAAGAATCAAGAACTATTTATTAAATTAACTGACGACTTAAAAGCTAGAGTATAATGACTGTTCAGGAAATGCATTATGACTTCAAGATCAAGTTCAATAAACTTGACAGCAATGACTATAGAGATTTTCAGGTTCCTGAGATCGACTGGTTGTTGAATGAAGCTCAGGAGGTTTTCCTAAAACAGCGTTATGGTATTAATAATACCACTCAAAAAGGTTTTGAAGGAAGTCAAAAAAGAATAGATGATTTGAGAAATCTGGTGATGAAGAATGTTTCTTTGTCACCAGTTACTCAAGTTGATACAGTTTCATATGAAGCGGAACTTCCTGACAATTATATATTTGCTATCAGAGTACAATCGGTAGTAACTAAAACTTCTTGTCCTGATAAAACGCTTGTATGTAAACCAACACAACACGATGATCTGAGTAATTGTTTATTAGATCCAAACTATAATCCTTCTTATGAATGGGGAGAAATGCCTGTTGTATATGGTACCCTCTCTTCCAATGCAGCCGATGCTAACAGAATATTCGGCTACACTGATGG